CGTATCTTTGCGGCTATGCAAGCATCTAATGCCCTGAGTGCTCCAACCCAAGCGGCTGAGTAACATTAACGGGTGACGTATTGCGCGTCACCCATTCCCCCGCCGGAGCACAACCATGACCGACAAATCAGTCAAACCAGATGAGAAACTGCGTAGCGCAGATGTCATCGCTAATGAAATGCTGCGTCAGTTCAGGGAAGAAGGCATACCACTTCCCAAAAATGGACGTGACGTTATCAGCCGGCACGGGAGCGTAAAAGCCAGCGTCGCCAGCGATGTCGTTTACTCCATCCGTCACAAGCTTCTTGCTGAAGAGAACACCAGGAAAGCTGTCGAAGCCGCTATCGAGAAGGCAAAGGACGAGGCTGTATGCCAGCCAGAAGACTTGCCGAAATCATGGCGCGATAAATTCGACATTGCCTTGCGTAAGCAGGTCCGAGAAATGCAGGCGCAATTCAACGACGCTGTCAGCGCAAAGGCAAAAGAGCTTGTCGAAACATACATGCTCCCAGCATGGCGTAAAAAGATAAACTATGCCGAAGAAATGCAGCGCAATTGGCGTACCGATACATATGCCCTGACGCGCGACGAGTACAAGAAGATCTTAGTCTGCTTGCATCCTGACCGTGTTCAGGACGAGGCGCTTAAGCTTCGATACTCCCAGGCCTTCGACATCTTTAAGCAGAAAGAAAAGAGTCTGGTTTTCCCAGAGCCGCCGACAGAGGCGTCTCCGCCCGTACCAGATAAATTCGACGACATCATTCGCATGAAGAGGAAAGCATAGTCATGGCACGTCAACTTGATCCACGCGGGACAATAGAGGAGCGTATTTATAGCCGCTTCGTTGTTGACCCGTTTACTGGCTGTCACAATTGGACAGGTGCTCTTTCAGCGGGAAAATACGGCAGTATTTATTATGAAGGTCGTATGCAGAAAGCGCACCGTGTTCGATACCAACTCGAATGCGGTCCTGTAAATCCAGATCACGATCTGGATCATTTATGCAGGAATACTCGCTGCATAAATCCGGCACATTTAGAACCAGTGACTCGCGGTGAAAATTTACGCCGCAGCCCGTTAATGGACCGTAATTCCAAAAAAACGCATTGCAGCCGTGGGCATGAGTTTTCACCAGAAAATACTCGCATAAGAGCCAATGGTTGGAGGACGTGCAAAGCGTGCATGCGAATGCACATGAAGGAATGGAGGAAGAAAAATGTCGCGTAACAATATCGACCCGCGTTTGTTGAAAATATTGGAAAAGTATCACGACAATCCACGCGAGGCAGTTTGGAATTGCCACGGGACGATAGTGGCATACCACAGAGCCATTGAACAAATGGCTGCTAAGGCAGGGATTAGATTTGACCCTCCCGTGATCATACAGGCAGACGCGCTGAAAGATGTCGCGGTTGTTTGCGTGACGGGTTACTTGGGTGATCAGTCTGTTTGGTCTTTTGGTGAGGCAAGCCCAAAGAACAATAAGAACGCATATTGCTTTTCAATGGCAGAGAAGCGAGCCGTTGACAGAGTGACGCTAAAGCTTCTTGGTCTGCATGGCGAGATCTACTCTGAAGAAGAAGCAGACGCTTTCCGTGATGTTGTTGTTACTGTCACGCAGAAAGAGCCAGCGGTAGACGCAGCGACAGAGGACGAGTCTCAGTCAATGCGTGAGATCCTTTTCTTTGAGATCGACGCCATTAACTGCCCTAACGAGCTGATGAATTGGGGCAAGAATAGCGCAGCAACAATTGCCGGGCTGACAGAAGAGCACCAGAAAGAGGTCCGCGTCTATTTCAGCAAGCGCAAAGCCGACCTGAAGCAGGCTGCGTGATGGCTGTACAAGGACACAGGCAATGGAAGATGCGACGAGTCGGTAAAGCGACTGCCAGCCGCATCTTTGCAATCGTCGATCTCGACTCCAGGGGGAAATACAAGGCGTCGCGCGCCAACCTGATGCATGAGCTGGCCATCGAAGAAATAACGCAGGAGCCCACTGCATTCTTCGTCAATCAGTTTATGGCTGATGGCACCAGGCAAGAGCCATATGCGCGCACGACATACGCCCTGGAGAACGATGTCGATGTTGAGCAAATCGAATTCGTGGATCATCCCACGATCCCACACTCCGGCGCATCGCCTGACGGCCTCGTACCGCCAGATGGACTAATCGAGATCAAGTCGCCGCAGTTGAAGACGCATGTCGAATACATGCTGTCCGAGACCGTACCGCCTGAATATCTCGTACAAATCCATTGGCAATTCGCCTGCATGCCAGAACGTAAATGGTGCGACTTCATATCGTACTGCGAGAAGATGCCACCAGAAGGCCGCATGTGGGTGAAGCGCGTACCGCGTGACGATGCTTTCGTGAAACGCCTAGAAGACGAGGTAACAAAATTTGTCAGCGAACTTGAAACACTCACCACCACCCTACGACAGAGACTCCAACGAGCCGGTTGATAGCGAGACATCGAAAGTAATCTTGTTGATCCTGGAATTCGCGCTCGACATGGCCAAGGACACACAGGAGCTTAAGCAATGGTTTGATTACAACTCGAAGGAGGTCTTTCGTTTGCACACGGAAGACAAGGACACGCTGCGAGAAAAATACAAAGCCAAGGCAGAACAACTAAGGAGAAATAAGAATGGCGTACGACAACACGAACACCGGAATACTGTCGCGGAACACCAAAAGACGGTCTGAAAAGTCTTCCGAGTTTTCCGGCAACATTAATGTCGAAGGCGTCGAATACTGGCTCGATGCCTGGGTGAAAGAACGCAAGGCCGATGGCTCCAAGTTTTTCTCACTGGCGCTAAAACGCAAAGACGGTCAGCAAGCAAAAAGCAATGCGCCGTTGTCTGAACAGCTCTCGGATGAGATTCCATTTTGAGGTGAGCCATGCCTAATTGGGTTCAGATCACGAACGATAATAGGCAAACAGTCCTGGGGTGGATCCAAAAGGCCACTCCAGGAATCTCTGTCGCGTTTAAGCGCCCTAACCGACGCACGCGCGATCAGAACGACTTGCTTTGGCCGTACCTGCGCAAGATCGCCAAAGAGGTCACATGGAGCGGCAATAAATTCGACGAGCACGCCTGGAAAGACATTTTCGTCAACTCGCTCTGGGGCAATATGTCTGTACCGGGAATACATGGCGGTATTGTCTTTGTCGGGAACAGACACTCCACTAGTGCATTGACCAAAGCAGAGATGTCGGAGCTGCTAGAGATGATCGTTGCATTTTGCGCAGAGCATGAGATCAGCCTTGACGACTGATGTCACCACAACAAAACGCAAGCCGCTGACGCCGACGCAGAGGTTAAAGCTGTTTGAGGTCCACAAAGGGATTTGTGCGCTATGCGGGATGAAGATCAAAGCAGGGGAACCGTTTATCGACGAGCATATTATCCCGCTGGGGCTGGGTGGTACAAACGATCTCAGCAATCGCGCTCCCGTGCATGTCCAGTGTGCGCACTCAAAAACGCATGGCTCTCAGGGCGACGTGGCGAAGATCGCAAAAGCCAAGCGCCAAAAGATGAAGCACCTGGGGATCGAAGCGCCGAAGCAGAAGATTCACTCCAGGGGCTTTCCTAGCAGCCGCAAAACAGCACGCATACAAAAGGCGTCACTGCCGCCGCGAGCAATGTTTGAATAATCCCCGCTAATCACAGGCACCTGATTATGGATATGGAAAAATATCAGTCTAGGGCAAAGCTTTCGCAAGAAAGGGCTCGTCTAATGATAGCGGAGCTAAAGCTTTCTGGGACGGTTCAGGAAAACAGACGCCGGAAGCTTATGGCAGAGATTGATGACATCAAGATAAACGTAAGAGAGGCTTATGAGGCTCATGCCGCGCATTGTATGAACCAAGAGCATGAAAGCGAAACAGGATACCATCCTACCGCTACAAGAGGCCACATATACTTTATTAGTGACGGAAAGCTGGTTAAAATTGGTTTTAGCAAAAACGTCAATAAAAGGCTGGCAACTCTGCAAATAGGCAGCCCTAAAATTCTGACTTTGGTAGCGACCATAGAAGGAACGCAACGTGATGAGTTGCAGTTGCACAAGAAATTTGAACGGCTCAGAATTCACGGTGAATGGTTCAAATATACGTCCCCTATAAAAAAGTTTGTGGGGTCTCATCGTGTCTAAAGGGCCAGCCGCATTCAAGCAATCTGATGTCGCTAGGGCTATCCGAGCGGTCATGCAGACAGGTGCGCCTATGGCCGTTGAGATAGCAAAGGACGGAACGATTCGACTTGTTCCAGCTACGAATGTTACGGTAAGCACTCCAAAGGCAACCCGACCGAAGACATTATTCTGATGGAAAAGCCCAGGCCTCCGTATCTGATTAAACGCAAAGGCTGGAAGGGACAGACGCTCTGGTATTACTGGAAGCGTCCCGCCAAGCAGATCCGAATTAAAGGCGACTACGGCTCACGCGAATTCTGGTCAAACTACGAGGCGGCAGCGCAAGGTCACAGATCCGAGCAAAAGACAATCCGAGAACCTACTGGATCTTTGAGATGGTTGTTGGACAGATACCGCGAGACAACCGCTTGGCTGGAATTATCCAACTCTACCCGCCGCCAGCGAGATAATATCTTCCATCGCATACTGACCGCCAACCCAAAGCTATCCTTTGGCGACGTAGACCGTCAGCTCATCGTCGATACCCGCGAGGCAAAGAAGGCAACGCCTAGCGAGGCAAACAATTTCCTAGACGCCATGAGAGGTCTGTTCAGATGGGCTGTTGATGCACAGCATGTCGAAAGCGATCCCACAGCCGGAGTTAAGAACCTAAAGCGTCCTAAGACGGAAGGATTCCGTATGTGGACAGAGGAAGACGTAACAGCCTTCCAGAAGCATTGGCCGATAGGCACACGCGAACGTCTGTGCTTCGAGATATTCCTAAACACTGGATTGCGCCGTGGCGACGTAGCAAAGCTAGGCAAGCAGCATATCCGGCATGGCAGGCTAAAGATCACCACAGAGAAGACAGGCACGGTCGTGAGCCTACCCGTCCCACAGGCGCTACTGGACGTTATTGCCCAATCCAAGACGGGTGATCTCGCTTTTATCGCCAGCCACAGAAACGGTCAGCCAATGCGCAAAGAAGCTATCGGGACATGGTTTCACAACATAGCGAAAGAGGCTGGCATCGACGGCAATGGACATGGTCTGAGGAAGGCCGCAGCAACACGCCTTGCACATGCTGGAGCCACTATTCCAGAGCTGAACGCCGTCTTTGGATGGACAGGTCATAGCATGGCGTCACGCTATACAGAGAAGGCTGATCGTGAGCGTCTTGCAGATAACGCCGCAGCCAAGCTAAAGAACGCAAACTGAACAGACGCTGTTACAAGGCGCTAGGCTATTGTTACAAGGTCAAGAAAAAGCCTCGCAAATCCAATGACTTACGAGGCTCAAATCTCTGTTTGGTGCGGCCGAATGAAGTCACATACACCAGTAAAATCAACGGATTCCTTGTTACAAGGTCGATAAACGCGCTATTGTTTTTTAAGGGATTTTTCAAACGCTGTTACAATGTTTTTTGAGGCTTACATGCGCGAACACGAAGTAAATGCAGCCGACAATTTTATCTGTGGCTGGTATATGGATGACACCTCACTGTGCGACAGGATTGTTAATCACTTCCACGCCTCGCCAGATAAGCAGCGCGGCATGGTCTACGTCGCCGGAAAGCTGCAATTTAACGACGCCAAAGAAAGCACAGACTTATACATCTGGCCTGGCAGCCAGCTTTGCCTTTAACGACGAAATTTCTGCACGCAGCTCTGCGATAAAAGCGCCGAGATCGACGGTCTCGCCATCAACCGGTACGCTGACGCCGCCGGTCGCATGGAACTTGCCGTTGGTGACATCGAGGTACGCCCCGACAGCAAGGTTATTGTCGGCATAAAATCCGATATGGTTTGCAGCATCATTGCGGATCATGCCAGCGCCATTGATCGGCGGCACAAAACGGATCGAGGACGTACCGTTGACGACCGTACCGCCATTTAGGTTTACAGTCGAGCCAACTGCATGGTTGACGACTGACCCAGATGGGAACGAGGTCTGACCGTTAATCGTGTTGACCGCCTGGTTATTTTGAACCGACAGATTCCCCAGAGACAGGTTGATATTGCCGCTGGTTATATTCATGTCGCCGTTATGCTGCGAATTGCCGTAGACGGCCATCACAGCGGTGCCGACAGGAGCCGTACCAACGCCAAGGGTTTGAACTGACAAACCGCCTGATCCAGAAAAGTCGATGAGGCCGTTGATCTTTACGTTATCAAGGATCGTCAGGCCATTTGGTACGCTAAAGTTACCCGCGACAGAAGCAGACCCATTGCAGACGATATCCTTGTCTACTTGCAGGCCGCCCGTGATCTCGCCACCAGTTAAAGGCAGGTAGAAATTTTCAGATCCAGAGACGGCCGAGTAGATATTCTTGCCGTCGGAGAAAAGCAGGTCAGAGCCGCCCGTTGGAACCAGGATCGGCTTATTCGAGTAATTGGCTGTTCGGACGTAGATATTGCCGCCTGACGCCGTTGTGTTGTTTGAGACGATCCAGCGACCACCAATGTTGTTTGGTATAACGAGGTAATAGCTGCCGCCACCAATGTTACCCGTCAGATTAAAGCGCATGTATTGGAGCTGCGAGGGAGATAGTACCGCATCGTAGCCGTAGAAATTGACGTTGAGAGTCGATCCCAATACGGCATCGAGGATCGAGCTGTTACTGTTAAGAGGCGTGTTCCAGTTCGTGCTGTTATACGGAGGAAGGTTTAGTCCGATATTCTGTGTAGTTGCCATGACAGCCTCAGAGTTGTTGACTTGCTATATCGAGAGCCCGAACGACCGTTGCGTCTGGCTTGCTAAGAATGACTTCCGTGCTTTTTTGCTGATCTTTACGCGTACGCTCTAGCGCCGTGATCAACTGGTCAGGCGTCATTGCAGAACGACCGATTCTACCACCCGTTGCGCGCGCTTTACGCTGTTCGTCCTGCATAACAGGAACGCCGCTTAAGTACGACCGATAGATTGTCCGGTGTATTGCGTTCTGGATTTTATCTGCCCAGCCTTGCGGAATTTCCTGGTTTCTAACCGGCACCTTGTTCAGCAATTCACGCGCGAACTCTGGATCGAGCATTGCCTGCTTGACGACGTCATTGACGGATTGCATGCCGCTTGCACGCATCTTCATGCCCAGCTTTACAAGGGCTGCCGGTACGCCGATCTTTAATGCGCCAAACAATCCACCCGTATGGAATCCTTCTGCGACGCTTGCATAGAGAATACCGCCAACGGTCATGTTTGCGATATCAGATCCAGCGGCCTTCAGATGATCAGCCGCAGCGCGACCAGATCCAGAGGTATTGGTACGATCTTTTGTCGCCTGGACAGATCTGTCCGACAGCATCAGATCGCGATTGACGTTATCTAGCACTGACATTTGCTCTGGCGTAAATATCGCCTCAAGCATCGGACGCTTGTTCTTCAGCATCGTATCAAGCTTTGCGTACGACAGCGCGCGCGTCTCGCCAACGCCAGGACGCGCAACATTTGTCTTAGCGCGCAGGATCCAATCGACTGCCGCCTTGCGCATGCCTTCAACTGCATCTGGAGGCAGGTCTTTTACGACATCGCGTACGCGCGTGACGCTTTGTCCGTCGATGAGCTTGCCGACAGCATTCTCGATCTCGACAGGATCATGCAGGCCAAGGAACTTGGACGCCGCCTCTTTTTGCAGAGCATCGAGCGCCTCTTTTCTATTCTTGCAAAACGCCGCCATAGACTCAGCCGCTTTTGCCGGATTCTCCAATGACTGCGCAAAACCAGGCGAAACCTTGTCGATCGCCTGTATTGCGCCATCAAAACTTTTACGCACTGTGGCGAATTTCCTGGCGTCCATCGTACCGTCAGGCTTTACGAGATCACGGAACTTGTTAAGCACAGCCTCTTTCATCGCGCTGACTGCGCCTTCGCCATTCTTTGCCGCTTTCAAGAAACGCGTCGCTGTTTCGAGTCCTGTATCGCCAGGCTTTACAGCGCGACCCGCGACAGCCGAATCCTGAACGGAATACTGATCCTTGAAACCGGTCGTCTTCAAGACATCGCGTACCTGGCCATTCTTGTACGTCTGCGCATATTCACCGTACCGCTTGTTAGCCGTCTTCAGCTTGTCAGCTTGACCAGGCTCCATGTTAGGACGCGTGCCAGGAGGCGGCTCATTTGCGCCTGCCTCAAACGTACCAGTGTCGGTTTGTTTCTCTTCGACCTTTGGCGCTTCTGGCACAGGCTCTTCTACGCCCTTGCCACCAACCGTTTTTAAGATGTCTTCGGGAGTAACCGTGTCGCCGAATAAACCAGGTCCAGACTCATTCTTGAGCGCCTCAACAGCATACCGCTGTAGCCGCTCCGCGATAGCCTGCCGTCCAGCGACACGGTCTCCGTTAAACAGAAGCTTTGCGACGAGCTCTGGCGTATCACCGCCGAACATGTCCTTCTGTTTGATCACTTCACTGACAGGACGACCTTCGTCGCGCGCACGCATGATCTTATGCACCGCGTCGATCAGTTCTTTCGTCACGTCGTGATTAGGCGCGATATGTCCAGCTTCTGCCGCTGCACGCATCTGCGCCCAGGGACCAGCAATATCAGACAGCGCGCCGGTAACATTGCGGATATTGTTGTCTGTGCTTTCAAAGCCACGACGCACAATGTCGTCAGAGCCAAACGCACGCGACATAATTGCAGCCTTGAGACGCTGTACGCCAGATTGCGATAACTTGCCGTCGCTTGTGCCGAAATCGCCACGCTCATTAACCGGCAGTTTGCTCATCACCTCATTAACAAACGCAGCATTAGCAGCGGAATTAACATCGCCCATTTCTAGCTTTGAAAGCACTTCAGGCGTCAGGAACTTGGCGTCGGCTGCGCCTTGCTCCACCGCATTCATCGCTAGGCCGGTTTTCGAGTTAGCGTTTTGCGTGAAATACTCGCGCTGCGATGGCGTCAATTCGCTGGTACGTCGTGCAATCAATACAGGGTTTTTAATGCCCGTCGTGTCGTAGCCTTGCGACTCAAGCCATTTGCGATAGCCGCGAGGATCCCCCTTGGCGTAGTTGTTACGGATGGCCATCGAGCGACCATTGCCGCTTTCAACAACGCCATCAGGACCAACGACAGGAGCGCCCGTATTAGCTTCTGCGCTGATACCGAGCTGATCAGGATTGAGATTGTTGGTGTAGTGCAGAACCTGGTCTTGCGCAGGCTTGCCAGAACGATCACGCGGCTGGAGCTCTTGCGGGAATTTTGGATTCTCAGTGAAATCGGAATTGTGTGAGATTGTCAGGTCATTCAGATCGACGACCTGATGCTGAACATCTACATTTCCACCTGGGTAGTAAACCTTATGCCCACCGGTTGGTACTTTTTGCGATAATCCCGCACCGCCATTAACATTTCCAGGTCCGCTTCCTTCTTGCCGCGAATTTCCAGACGCTGGAGGAACAGGGCGATCTCCTCCGGCGGTCTGTCGTACCGATTCATCACCCTCTCCAGCACTTGCAGCGGCCTCTCCGGCAGCGGCAGCTCTAGGGTCAGATTGTCCAAGTCGTCCTTCAAGGGTGTCCTCTGGCCGTAATTTGCCCTCTTTGACCGCCGCATTCTCCCAGGCGATCTGGTTCTCGATAGCTTTATTTATGGCTTCTTTTGTAGCGCCTTTCAAGGCCGCCAAGTGACGCCAGCTCGTTGTTTCACCATTTGCCCTGCGTTCTGCCGACATTTTTTCCGACAGAAGGCGGTCTAAATCCCTGACATCTTTGAACGTATGGACGTCTTGCAGATTCTCCAGGCGATTAAGAACGCCCGTCAGCTCTGGCGAATGCTCTGTGAACGCGCCCTTGTCCGCCAGGATTGCATCACGCGCTTTTTGCACCGGGCTTGTCAGCAACGACATGTCGCCGTTGGGATCCACCTCGTCGTATAGTTTGTCGATATCTTTCTTCTCTGCGTCGCGAGACTTCTGGATATCCTCACGCAGACGCTGACCGATCTCTGACGGATCTGCACGCTCGCCAAGCGCCGCCATTTCTCGTTGCGCACGCTCGTATAGAGCTGCTTCTGCTTGTTCATATCGTTGCGTGATCGTTGTATGTCGATCGCGTACCGCATTGGGAAGATCAGTCGTGACGGCCGTATCTTTTGGCACATCAGCAAGAGCCTGGTGACGCGCCTCGTTTTGTTGCGACTCGCGCTTGTTGATCTCAGATCCGAATTCAGGATCGCTTCTGAACGAACGCTCTGCTTGTAAAATACCGGTGTCGCCGTACCGCTGACCGAGCGTCAATGGCGAGCCAGGAACGATCTGATCTTTTACCGGACCTTGCGCATCGCCGAAAACAAGCGATTGTTTCAGAGCCTCTGGATCATGCGCATAGCCTAAGAGCTGTTCAGCGGCTTGTGCGTCGCGTGCGCCTTTTGAGAACTGCGCCTTTATTGGTTTGCCAAACTTGTTAAAGCCAGCCTCGCCAGCATGCGCTGCGCCGCCCGATAAAACGCTTGCGCCAAATCCGTACAGCGGATCGCCAGTGATATCCGTTACGCCTGCGCCTGCGCCACCGCCAAGCATATTCAGCGCCGCAGCTTTTGGTGCGATCGTTTCAGCAATAGCAGGTCCAGCTTTTGCGCCTGCTTTAAGCACGCCACTACCTGGACCCATTGCGCCGATGCCGGCTTCTAATGCGCCCTGCGCAATCTTGCCGCCAACAGTATCTGGATCATATCGACCAGTCTTTTCTTCAATAGGCGCAGCAAACGTCTCCGTGTTTGGCATACGCGGACGAAAACCTGTTTTCTCGCCAATCCAATCAGCCAGGTCTTCATCGTAACCTTTAATGCGTTTCTTCTCGATCTCTTCTGGCGTCGCGCCTGTAATTGCGCCAACTGCACGATCAGCGCCATAGCGACCAAAGTCTCTAATGTTGCCTGCCGTACCAGGGATAGACGATAGGCCATGTATCGTTGCCGTCGCTGCGCCTTTTAATGCACCGGAGCCATAACCATCGTCTTCCGTGCGCGTCAGTATTCCTTGAGGCGCTTCTTCTGGGCGATGCTGTGCATGCAACGCCATGAGCTGGTCATCAGACAAGATCTCTGACTTTTGAGCCGGCGCAGACTCCTCTGGCGCGAAAGAGACATCTGCTTTCGGCTTCTCAAGTGAAAGGAGCTGATCGTCGCTTAGAACTTCTGTCATTGCGCTGCCCAACCTTGCCCATTCCAGAGGTACGTCTTGCCGCCAATTGTTTGCGCCGTTTTACCTGCAACACGCTGATCGACAGGAGGCAGAACAGTTGGTTTAGCCGGTGGATTATGTGAACCGACAGCCGTTGCTTCGTCGGCTGCGCGGTTTTCGTAGTCATGGATGTCGTGAGTCTTCATCCATTCTTGATCGAACCGCATTGTGTCGATCGTGTATGGATTCTCGCGACGCCAATTGACGTAATCGTTCAGATAGTCGGTGTTGTATTGGATCTGACCGATTGAGCGCGCAATGATCTGACGGTTTGCTTCAGGCGTCAGCGCAGCATTAGCATTTGCTCTTGCCAGGCCCTCGATCTCTGCGACGAGCGGACGACCGCCCATTGCTTTGACTTGCTCGAACGTGTTCGCAACACCGTTCTTGAGGAATTGCTGTACTTCTTCAGCGGTACGCAAACGCTTCTTGTCGATCGGTATGCCGAGAGAGTCGAGCGCAGCGTAGATCTCTGCCTTTTGCGGCTCGAACTTGCCGGTCTGAAGGCTTTGCTGAATTTCCTGCATGCGCTTTAATCGCGTCAGTGAAAGCTGAAAACCTTTCATCTGGTTAGGAATCTGGACTTCTTCTTTTGCTTGAGCGTTACGCGTCTCTTGCACCCAGGCAGGCTGTGACTTGATGACGGTAGGATCGACGCCAACCTGCTCTAGCAATTTGTCTTTGCGAATGAGCTGCTTTGGTCCGCCAGGTATCGGCTCGATCTCTTCGTAAGAGTTGCGGTTTTCGACATCTTTGCCGGCTTGCATTTCTGCCGCCTTGATAGATGCGCCTGCTTGGCCTTCCGTTTGTACCGCCCAGGGATTCATCTGCACGGTGCCGTCTTTCATCATCACGGTGCGCGATGTTGCAGCGTCTCTTGCTTTTCCAAGATAGAACCGTTGCGCCTCTTCCCACTTCGCAGCCTGGTCGGCCGTGTATGGGCTCTGACGAAGCTTGGCAGCCATTTTGCCAGCCTCATCAGCTTTGGCGCTGAAGAAATACGGATTGCTGTGATTTTCTGAACCGGGCCAGAACTTCGCAGGATCTGGCGTACCGGCAGGCTTTGGCGCAGGCTCGACAGGAGCTGGAGGTGCAACAGGAGGCTCTGTCGGCGCATTGACCTTGCTAGCTACGCCTGTAGCATCGCTTACCGGATTCTGTTCTGGCGGCGTCGTGCCAGTAGGCTCAACCGGGACAGGAGGTCGTTGGACAGGCGGTTGCGTGCTCTTAACAGGCTCTTCAGGAGCAACCTGGATAGAGTTGTTAGGCGTAGGCTGTACAGGTGGAGATGGAGGCGCGACAGGTGGCGCATTTACACCGCCCGTACCGCCAACACCGCCAACACCGCCGACTCCACCTTTGGGGCCATAACCGCCTTCTGGCTCAGATGACGACGGATTCTGTTTGTAGGCGTCTTCAAGAGCTTTGCGCTGCGCTTCTTTCGCTTCGAATTCACGCTGCTTGATTTTCAGCTCTTCGTCCTGGCGCTGATTTTCACGATCTTTGTAACCGTAGCTACGCTCATCGTTGCTCATATCGCGATCAAAACGCTTTTGCTCTAATTCCATTTTCTGGCGCGCGCGCTCTTCTTCGAGACCTGCCGTACGCATGCCACCAAGCGTTCCCAGGCCAGAGGCGAGCGCAGATGCAGCGGCAGCGCCTGCGCCGTGATAATGCCTATTCACCGCATACTGCGCACCAGCGGCAGCTAAAGGCAGGATAACATCGAGCGCACCAAGACCGCCGCTTTCTTCTGCGCCTGGTCCAATTTGTTGCTCATGTCCGTCAGTAGACGCCATCATCGAGCGGTCAAGATATTCTGGACCACCACCCGTGTTACGCGCAGGATGACCGTTTACTTGCAGATTGCTGATGTCCTTAATGCCAGCGAGTTGAGCTTGCGCGTTTAGACGGCCATTCCATGAATTCGCATACTGCGCATACTTGCCAGGATTGCGATCAACCAGACTCTGATAGTGCTCCTGACGAAGCTTGTAGAGCTTGTATGGATCATCGCCAGCTTGTTGCGCCCATGCGCGCGCACGACCTGGTCCCTGATTAACAGAAGCGTCAAACGCAAGACCGCGCATATGCTCCGGCAAATTACCAATGCCAGCGCCGTCCCAATATTCTCTGCGATAAATATCTCGCGCCTGACCTTCAGAGATATTCTTGATGTCCATGCCGGGATGCGCAGCGGCGTTAATGCCGCGATTAGACGGACCGTGTCCGGCGTCATCTGGTGTGTAACCGCCTTCAACTTTCAACACCGTACCGACATGACGATTAAATCCATCGTCTGCCGGCGCATCGCTTCTCGATGTCGCTGCATCTGCAACCTGCACTGCTTGCTCAACAGGCGCTGGTTTTTTCTTTTCGACCTCTACGAGCTCTACTGGCACGTCAGGCGTAGGCGTATCGACAACCTCTGAAACATCGGACGTTGCTTCCGAATCAGGGCCGCCAGTACTGAGCTTTTTGCGACCTGATGAAACGCGACCGCCTCTCTTAAGAAGGAGAAGACCAGCAAGTGCGCCAAGACCTTCAAGGCCGCCACCGGCAGCGCCAGCGGCAGCTTCTGCACCCGCAGCGGCAGCATCAGCGCCAGCTTCAGCGGCCATATCACCCAGACCGGCCGCAGCATCTTCAGATGCGCCCATAAGGCCGTCGCCGGCTGCATCAGCAAGGCCTGCGCTTGCATCGCCTGCCACATCTCCGAGACTGCCTCCTGCGTCGCCAAGAGATGATCCGAGATCTCCCAGGCCTTCAGATGCGCTATTCTCCAGGCCACTAGCTGCTTCGCTTGCATTGTTGCCAAGATCTTTGCCAACCTCGCCAAGACCTTGCGAGGCGTCATTCTCTGCGCCATTAGCTGCATGCTCGCCAATGTTGCCAAGACCGTTTTCAGCTTGCGATGACGTGTTTTGAACACCGTCGGCTGCGTGCTCGACGCTGTCGGCGAGCTGAGTCTTATCGGCAGCATCTTGTACCGGCTTGGTGGCTTGTTCAGTGATCTTTGTTGGAGCAGCTTCAGCACCTTTCGTGCCTTTTTCCATGAGACCTTTCATCTGGTCCATGCCCTGCTTCATCATTTGTTCGGCTTGCTTGCCGCCTTCGCCGCCGCCTTTTTTGCCGCCACCACCCTGACCAGACATCTTCATCATATCCGGTGGTTGAGAAACCATCATTTGTGGGTGATGTTGATCGTTAAGCACTGAGGCAGGAACGATGTTGTTTTTCATTCCCTGTTCAAACGGCATGCTTCCGCCGTTTGGTGCAAATGGCACGCTGCCACTTTCGTTGTTAAATGGCATGACGCCGCCGATTGAGCGACCGATACGACCACCGCGTGCAGCAAAATCGAGCATGCCAAGATCTGCATCAGCCATTTGCGAGACGCCGCCGGCTCCATCTGTGCCGTAATCCGTGCTATCGGTCGCATCAGCGACAGAAGAGAGATCCGATGGACGTGCCGGCGGCAACGGAGCGCTGTCGGTGCTTGCCGGCGTTACTTTCGGGAACTCTTCGCCAGATGGTGCAGGCGTCGATGCGACCTGGGCTGCCGTTGTTGCGGCAGGAGTTGATGTGCTTGCAGCCGTATCAAATGCACCGCCTAATCCGCCTGATCCGCTGCCGCCAAACAGATTGCCTAATCCGCCGCCTTTGCCACCTAATCCGGCGAGGCCCTTCATCTTTTCCAGGGAGCCAGCAATATCTGGCGGTGGATGTTGAACTTTAGGCTGAGTCAGCTCTGCTTTTGGAACATTGATTGACGTTGGCGTTAATGCGCCATGTCCGCCGCCCTTTCCTTGCGGGACGAAACTATTGCCGCCAGGGCCTGCTTGGCCTGGATGCTTATTGGCATACATCTGCGACTGCGCAGCAAGAGCGCCTGCTAAACCGCCGCCGGCAAAATGCTCACGATGATTAGCGCCCAGGTGATGACCGATGCGTGCAGCGTCATCAGTTGCGCCGGCATAATCCATCGCAAGCAAGCCATCGACGTTATAGACGTGTTCTGGTTGTTTCTGAGCGACCTCGTCAGCCATCAGACCGAGCTGTGGCGCACCACCCATCATCGAATAGCGATAGATCGGTTGGTCATCGAACGTCTTACCGATGACCTCCGGCTTGTCAGCATCACCACCGCGTGAGAACCCGCCAACGCCGCCCTTCAAACGCGGATCGGAGAAACCAAGCGGCATTGACATCGACGTACCGCTTTGCGTCGTCGTTGAGCCATACAATGGACCAAGACCGCCATAGATATCCGCCAACCATTGCGTGGTCATGAAGGGGTATGCCTTCATTTGCAGCCATTGGTTGTACATTGCGTCTTTGCCGGCCTGCTCTGTTTGTTGTTGCAGCGTGCCTGCGCCGAGTTGCGACTCGAGTCCCTGGTTGATGCTATTGTTAAGGTTTATACCCATCTGCGCTTGTGAATTACCAAGGTTTGTTAATCCAGAAGCATTGTTCGCCAATTGCTGAGAAGCAGCCAATTGACGTTGCAGATCTTGCTGTTGCTGGGCTTGTTGCGCAGTGTAATTTTGATATTGCTGCGTACCGATTGCGGCTTCTTGCTGACCGGCAGCCAGTTGACGTTGTAGATCAGATTGCTGAAGAGATCCGGCTTGAGAGCCGATCTGACCAAGGCCTTGGCCTGCTTGAATAGCACGCTGAAGATCTGCTTGGTTCTGTCCACGCTGACCAACGGCCGTGCTTAACGCCTGGCTGTAGTTTTGATTTTCTAATCCGCCAAGCACATTCGCATTTGCGAGCTCTTGTTGCTGTGCAAGGTTAGCCGCCGCAATGCCGGCGCGATCGCCGCCAAATCCACCACTTTCGATCGCATTGCCCAACGCGCCAGACATCGCCTGATTGTTTTGCTGACTAAGCAATCCCATCGTGGAGTTGATGACGTCGTTTTGGTACGGCGACAGATATTGGTTGATGTCCTGCGCACTGACTTGGTTTGTGCCTTGGCCACCATAACCGATTAGCCCAGCACCGCTTTGAAGATAGGGGTTTGCAACATCATAGCCGCCAGGAGCTGACGCAGCATCAGCCGTCAGATTCATTGCATTGTTGTAATAGGGGCTCGCAATATTTGTTGCGCCATAATTTGCGACAACGCCATTTCCTGCCGCCGTCGCTTGATCGCTCGATGCGCCATATAGATTCGAGGCGCTACCAAGAGATCCCATGCCCTGGTTCGTGTAGGGCTGCGCAGTATAGATATTGTTATCGAGCCCCTGGATAGCAGAATTCTGCGTATCGTTGATCTGCGCAACAAAGCCATCAGGCGTATTGCTATAGTTCTCCCACGGGGTAGAAGCCGCCTTCTGCGCCAGAGGGTTAATCGAGCGATACATATCCAAAACTTCAGCGGGTGGCGTCACTGTGGACGTACCGTTGAAGCTTGTCATTGATGCGCCTTGTTGGCCCCCACCGCCGCCACCTGCACCCATACCCATAGCGATAATCCCTTTATTCTGCCGCAGCTAAAGCGGGAGCTTCTTCGGTTGCAGGGGCAAAACCATCTTTGTGATGCTGTCGCCCGTACAAGAAAAACGCGCCTGCTTGCGGTCCAAAGAAATGCTCGTACATGCGAGCTTTTCCGCGAAAGCCAATTGCCGTTGATATGCCGACAGCAAGAGGCATTTGCATTTCATCAGATACTTTCTTGGCAAACTCGATCAGCTTTCCAGCGCGAGACTTGATACCAAGCGATCTGCCGCCACGACGATATTCAGGACGCACATAGACAATGCGCTCTTCCAGAAATTCTTCGTCGCTGTACCAGAGGTTTGTGATCTTCAGGACGATACCACCCTCGATGCGCTGCCCCGGCTTTCCGATGACGCCAATAATGCCAGACTGCCGATGCAGCGCAGGCCAGATATCGAGCAAAAGCTTTTCAGGATTTGCTTTCGCAATTCCGATCTCATCATTTGCAGCTATGCCCATCTCCATGAGTTGATGGACATCTTCAGGTGTTGCTACACGCACTTTGAATTCGTCAGACATGGTTGCCCCACTAATCCCGTTTAGGTCCAGGCAGTTTCTTTAGAGTCTGGATCGTCTTCTCCCGATACTTCACGACAAAGCCATCGAGCGTATTGTGACCCGCCTCTAAATCACCGCCGCCTATTCTATTAGCGATTGTTTGAGGTGCGAGGATGTACTCGCCCCCAGCGACAACAACTTCTGTTACGTCGTCCCCTATTTTCTTCTGCTTTCCGAAAAACTTGTTAAGCAGCTCAAACCCAGCAATCGTATTCCCCTCTCCAAGACCTGAAACAACATCAGCGGTTAGGACATAAGATCCAGCCGGCACATTGATCGGCAGATGATCTGTCCTTCCGCACACGTTGCTTGGTATGGGACCAACCCAGACCTTGTTAGAGTTAACAATCATCATCAGTCTTTCGAATAGGTCACTGTTACGGCCTGATCTTTGCCAGGAGCAACGACAAGACCGTTCGTGAAGCGAAACGAAGCTTGGTAGATCCCTTGCGTATTAAGGATCGCCTTTAGTCGCGCGCTTGGATTGAGATTTTCGACTGTGGCAGCGTCATAAATGAATCCGGCATCTGTCCCTGCATCGACCACAGAAACAGACACAAGGTTTCCAGAACCAGTACAAACAACCGTTGGCACTGAAATGCATGAAGACGAAACGTCGCCATAGCCTTTGCGCTGGTAATCATTCCACGATTGATTCAAGAGACTTGTCGCAACGACAAGATTCTTCTGCGATGTGAGAAAATCAGCTTGTGACGCCATCAGAACTTCCCATCTTGAATTGCGCGGTACCGCAATGCGCCGATACGCCAGAACGCTTGCGTGTTTTGTGGGCCATCGACCTCGTTGATCTCAATTGCAACAAGACGGCCTCTAAATCTTGGCGTGAGATATTCTGTTGTTTTATCGAACGGCATCGGACCAAATATCTTTGGTGTATCGCCAGGGTAATCAGTGACCCAGAACGTGATATTCAGGTTTGCAGCCGTTGAACCTTCGTCAAATCCCCATTTGAAATCGGGCCAAACCTGATCGAGGAAGATCTTGAACTCGCCTTCGCCTACCTGGGCATAACCCGTCTTGAAAAATGACGGCATATTTTGGCCGTCTGCATCGAGCGCGGTCTCATGCTGGTAAATGAACTTATCTGCGCCTGCGCCAATTGGCGGACCGAATACTGACTGATTGATCCACGCGGTACGATCGAGAACGCCGTAATCCCAGCATTGCAGAACAGTGTTATATTTGACGTAGCGACTATTTTCACCGCTCGACAATGTCGTCGGGTAGTACCACATCACCTCGTTGAAATTGGAATTCGCAGCAAAGCGGATCTTATCGACGTTATCCAGATCCATGTCTTGGAAAATCACGTCCCATATCGGGCATGGCAAAGGCGTCGGGCCTTCACTGCCAAGAACGAAGAATTGAGATTGTGACATCCAGTAAACAGCGCCGCCAAGAGATCCGGCCGCTCTACGCGAGATCAAACCGCAGCCCGTACCAATTTCTGTGAAACTATAGACGTACGGCAGACCAATGTACTGCATCGACCACAATGCAATATCGGTCCAGATCAGAGCTTGTTGCGGACCTTGGATGCCGCCGACAATCTTTGAGCCTTTTGATATGCGATAGCTACCAGCCTGATTTGTTACTGTGGCTGACCAGGTCGTATAATCATTAACGTCGCACCAACGTACAAGCAGCGGATCTTTAATACCGGTAAAGGAGCTCCCCCAGGCAACGATCTGACGTTGAGGCATCGCGACGAAGCAACCGTCATTAACGAGCGGACCTTGTGAAATAACAGCCGCTGTCGCCTGGTTAGCGATAGGAGACCACTGAAAGATAGGTCCACCTTCTGGACAGGCGATGAGAATCTCGCCCCAGTTATCCAATGACCAGCTTGTCGCTGTAACGGGGATCTCTATCTTTGGCGTCGGCGGAACAATTGCGCCAATACCATAACCGCCAACACCGTACCCACCGAGACCGTAGCCGGCCTGAACAGGGACAACATAAGCAGAGTTGAAATACTGATATATCGGGCGACCGAGATTAAGAACGGTGTCCTTAACGAATAGCACGCCAATAGACGTGATCGAGCCTGTGACGGTCGTGTCTATCTCTACGCTGTAGTATCCAGCGCCTGTGACCTTCCATTCGCCGTTATAAGCATTCGGTACGAACGAAGACAGGTAGATCGTATCGCCGACATTGGCGTTATAGGGAGAGCTATACGCAATCTCCAGCTTCTTACCGTCACCGCCCTGGGACTTGTAGAAATAGCCAGTATCAGTCTCGAAATTCCAATTGTTGGTGGATGCTACGGTGAAGAAAAACTCGCCAACTGATGTGACTGTATATTCTCCATCCAAGCTTGGCTCTGAATCCTGCACGCGGATCTTGTCGCCAACATCGACGCCATAGGGTGCAGATAGATGAAAATATGCGTTCTGACCGTCACTGGATAAGCTTAATGGGCGGCATGCCAGGGTTGACGTCGTTGCAACATTAGACGCGGTGATCGTAAACGTGTTGACGGGATCATTAACGTCAAGCAGCGAGACAATATAGTTGCCGTAAAGGCTAACGGTGCCGGCATATACAGGTACGATAATTGGAAATGTATCCCCTTCCGCATAGCCGTGATTAGGCAATGTCACGGTCACATAGGGAGAGCCAATCGCGAAGTCGAAGATAGGCAAAACGCCGCCACCGCCAACGGTCGCCGTTGCAGGCTTTGGATTTCCTAGCACGTCCACAGAAACGATGCTGTAATGCGTCGCATCGACATACGTGACATCGTATGCGCCAAACAGAACAATGCCGCCAACGCTGATATGCGTCTTGATGTAGACAGAGTCGCCCGTCTTTACCTGAATTTCCTTGTCTTCAATGATACAGATAGGAGATCCGCCGGTCGTCGATATATGCACATAAGGCTCGGTGAACTGATAGCCTGGCGTAATATCGGCCAATGAACCGTTCGTTATTACCGACAATGACGTGCCGATAAAGACTGAGCCCAGCGTCGTGCATGCGCCTGTATAGGTCGTATCAACGGCTAAATAGCCCTGCGTCGATACAAGCACACGATGAACACCATTTAGCGCTTCTGGCTGAAAGCCATTCAACGTGACATATGCACCGGTCTGAAAGTAGTTCTCAGGAGCCGTGTAAGTGATGATAATTTCTGCGCCATTGGCGTATGCCGTGTCAGCATTGACGAAATTTGTCTGACCACCGCAAGCAAGATGCTGCCCATCGTTTGTATCTTGCCAGGCCCAAAGCGTACGCGTGATCGTGCTTAAGCTGCCCGTGAAGAACTTTTTCCACCCACCAAGCTTTTGAACAAGACCCAATCCCTGATTGTCAGGCACAAAACGGATCAGGTTTGACTCGGATAGCTGCGTCTCGTTGAGCGCAGGCGTCCTGTTTCTGTTTACGCCAGGAACAAATTTGAGCGTAGCGTGGGACATTTATTATCCCCGCGACGGTGTTGATACTGGATATATCGACTTATCGGACCAGGCAGCGGCCTCGAACTTTTTGCGCGCCTCTTCCATCATCGCCGCTTTCATCGCTGTCTGGTACAGCGTCTCATAATTGACCGGCATTTGCGGATCATTGGCGGCATTCGATGAAAAGTTACGCTGATAGCCGCTGACGTAGATCATTGCGGCATTGATCATAAGATCAGGCAGGAATTGACTGATAAACGTGGTCGGATTCGTTGTCGAAAGGCTGTCCGGCCGGATCGTGCCAACGATCTCAAGCTTGTACGGTGCGTCTGGATACGGACCAACGATGAAGGACAGATTGCCCTTCGCCTCGCCTACAGGTGCAAAATACTTTGGCAATCCGACGTATCTGGAATCACCGCATGTGGCGTCGATAAATTCTCGCGTCGCTGCCAGTAACGGTACGCGTATGCCGTTATCAGGCCCTGTCGCTGACGATGGCGCGATGACGTTGATCTGTTCTGGAACGACAAAGGTACCGGCAGGAATCGTGATCTGCCGATTATTAGCCGTCAGGGCAAAAGACGTGTTCGCGACAGACGTGAAAAGTAGGTCCAGCTCGCGATATATGCGATTCTCGGCATAGGTTATCGCTTGCGGCAAAATCGCAAGGAAATTGGCGTCTCCAGATGAAACGACAGCCAATGTCGATATCTGATTGACGAATCCCTGATAGTTTAATCCCGCTGTCATTCAGCGACGTGGTTAGATACGCAGTTACACGTTGAACAGATAGATAAAACTTGTACCGTAAGTCACCGCGTTTGTAACCATCTAGGCTACTTTCCGTCCCTTTTATTGGGCGTAGGGGCCGGCTTGGTGATTCCTTGCGGGAATTCCAATTGCGGAAAAGCTTCCTTGTCTAAAGGCTTGTCACGGCACTTCAGCGCCATCTCGATCATGCGATCGTAGAGCTCCGCGCGCTGCAAGTCTCTCGCGGCAATGTATGCGTAGATTCTCGCGTCGTTATACATCATATAATAACCCAAGCCGCCCAAAATGATTAGAAGCAAGAGGACCATAGCGATTAATGTTGGGTTCACCTTGTAGGCATCGAACACCCTGTTAGCGACAGTCGTTACCGTCCCGCTGTCCCGATAAATGGTTTCTTGGGTGTATCTAGGCTCACGTCTTGGTGGAGGCGGTTTATCCAAGCCTCTCATCCCTGTCATAGTCAGCGTCAGCAAAAGCTAGCCCAGATTGCGCGCCATACTCGTCATGCAGTTCATCCATGGGGTCTAGCTCTGCGACTTGCTGTTCATCGTCAGGGAACACAATTGCGATAATCTCCTCCCGAACAGCATCATCCTGTAAAGCAAGCTTCAACATAGCTATGAACTCGGCGCTTGCTACGTCCGGCATTGGCGGAGCAATAGGCTCCTGCCGTTCAGCCGCAATCAGCGCAGCGCGGAACTTCTCCGCATAGCCAGCAATTAATTGAGCGCGGTCTGTGCCGTTAATGATACGGCGCGCATTAACATAATCCCTGCGGCCTTTACCGATATAATCTGACAGCCGCTTACCAGTAAACGCGCCAGTGACCATGCCCTCAAACGTGGCGCGCAAAGCAATCGGCCAAGACAGGCCATCATCAATCGAGTTAATGCCCCATCGCTTCCAGTTTGCCGCCCACGTTATCTGAATGAGGCCGACACCGATATGTGGAAAATATTTTTTGCTTCGTAAATATCTTTCGCCGCCACCTTCTTTGACAGGCCGCATAACCTTGCCTGTCTCATGGTAGATGGTCGCTAACACATACGCCATTTCATCAAGCGGCATACGCGGCCAATTCTCTTGCCAATAAGCAATTATCTTTTCCATCCCATCGACCTGACCCTTAGTCAGACCGTTAGGAAATAACGTCTTACGGACAGCGGAAAAGAAGACGGCGAGATCAATCATTCCGCAGCCTCAGATACGTCCATCTCGCCAAGATACCAGCGCATATTCTCTTTTAGGCGCTCGTCATCCGGCGATAGATCTATTGCGATCTGGCCTTGCTTTAAGGCCTCGTCTTTCATGCCGATGTACCATGCAGATAGAGCAGCATAGTCGTGCGGCTTAGACCCCCAGGACTCTGGATCGCTTGTGTAGACTTTATCGCGCTCTACGATCGACAGAGCTCTCGTTGCAGCGCTGTAGCACTCAGCCCAGCGACCGCTTGCATAATACAGTCCTGCAAGCGCAATCCACGGTTCACGCGTGCATGGAGCCTCTGCGCAAGCGCGCAGATACGACTCTTCTGCCTTCCAGGTCATACGCAGATGCTCGTAACATTTTCCCATCACGCGGTACGCAAAGCACCGCTCATTCGCCCAATCAGCTTTTGGCAAAGCAAGATAGCGATTGCAGGCGTCGATTGACTCTTGCCAGCGGTAATTAAATGACAGCTCACGCGCGTAGTAGAACGCGTTTCTAGGGCAATCTGGATCCTCTTTGACGGAGAGCTCCAGCAAATCCATGTAGTAACCGCGACTCTTCGTATTGTCCGGCAAATGCGCCACAAGAAGCTGATGCGTTTCTGCCCAGACCTCCGTGATCCGTGCATCTGGTACGGGATATTCGTGACAGGGGTGATGCCAGTAATAGCCATGACGCGCATGGATCTTCTCGTAAAGGAACTTAATCCCCTTACCCCAATCATACATATAGCGCAGGCGCGTTGTCCCATCGACCCAGACGCGCTCGATCTCTTCACGCCATCCAGGCTCTAGCACCTCGTCAAGATCAAGGGAGACGCAAATATCAATGTCGCCGGGCACAAGAGCCAAAGCAGCATTACGAGCGTGATCAAAGCGCCAAGGTGTAATACAGATGATCTGCACTGTCGCACCGCATTCTCTTGCGCGCGCAACCGTCCCATCCGTAGAACCCGTGTCCGCAATGAGGATAACATCTGCTCCCTTTGCTGATGTGACAAATCGCTCAACAAACTGCTCCTCGTTCTTTGATATGGCGTAAACGCAGATCTTCAGCTTCTTGTCAGTCATCACTGCATCCATGTTATCAGCGCATAACGTCGGCCTTTTGTTATCGGCAGAACTTCATGCGGGTATTGAAAGCTCGATGGGAAAACCAGGCAGTCGCCGACACCAAGGCGATAACTCAGCTTCCGATCAAAGAAAGCAAACTCTCCACCTTCAAACTCATCATTCAGCGTAAACGCGATCGTCAGAATCCGTGGCGTCCTAGCCGTGCTATCAACATGCTGCGTGAACTTTCCGCCCACATCATAACGTAGCAAGTCGTAACCTGTATCCCTTGAGCACTTTGCGTATTTGAACTTGTCGTAATAGGTCTGAAATACGCTTGATACGATCGTCATCACACGCTGATCAAGCTCTTTCCGTTTTGCGCTTTCCTGCAAAACCTCCGGCACAGATATTGGTATGCGATCGCATTTACGGACGTCGTCAGAGGCGTAAACATCGACCCCCTTTTCCGCGTTACCAACCTCGATCTTTGACGCTTCCCATAAGTTAGAGGGACCATATTCATTGATGAGCTCGATGCATAAAGACTCTGGCATGCAACGATCTAATTTGACGATATAGTCCTCTATCTTGGTCACGCTCATTCTTTCATTTTGACGGCTCACTTAGGTAAACCGTAAATCCATGACCGTCTTTCGACGCAGGATTAACTGATGGCGCTGGAGGGAGCTCTTCAGCATAAGCTTCGTCCGTACCATCAACCAAGATCTTCTGCGCTTTGGCCATGATACTTGTTACTGTTTGGGACCACTGTTTCAAGGCAAACTGACTGTCAGGCACAATATTATCCCAAACGCCCTGCGCGAAATAAAACGCATGCTCATTCAGCGCGTACGATGCTTTGAGCATTGTGCGTGTCGTAATCTCGCTCGGCGTTGGCGGCTCTGGTGGCGGTGGTGGTGGAGATACAACCCACTCTAATTCGTTCCAATGCGCTGAATATCCTTCTGGGATAATCGGCCTTGTTGGAACGATGTTCTTTCTTATAGGACCAATCTCCCATGCAGTACCGTTCCACTCAGCGACGTGACCGGCAGGAGCATTTGGTGGATTAGGAATAGCAGTCATTTTATCACCCTAAATATTGAGCAAAGATCAGTGCGACGTATGGAGGCATGTAATCCTGTCCACCGCCTTCTGAGTTGATGATTGCAGTGTAAGAATGCGTATGACCCTGATTGATATCGCCTGTCGTACCAGAGACGCTAACGGACCCACTAAACGTATGAGCGTGATCACCGACGCCCTCAATGCCAATGCCGGCATTGACGTTTTCGGTTCTGGTTCTGATGGCTTCAGGGTTAATCAGCCAGCCACCGCCGCCGCCGTTCGCGTTTGGACCTGTACCCAACACGCCGTGATCGTGACCGCCGCCTGATACACCGTGACTGTGAGCGCCGTCTGCGCTTGTCGTTCCACTAAATGGAATGCCGCCTTCGCCGAACGTATGCGTATGGCCATTACTTTGATCGCCTGTTTGGCCAGCCGAGCCGCCACCGTGATTATGCGATGGCATGTTTTCGACAGTGATCGTTGTTGAACCGCCACGCTGATCGAGCGAATATTTGCCCCCTGCGCAAACGATGAAGCGATCACGCAGATCGACAGTGCCATTCGTGCCGTCGCAGACCTTCCATCCGCTCGGCAGATATTGCGGACCAGCAAACATCGCGATCATGCCAACGATCGCTGGGCCTGGAATTCCGGTTGTTCCCGTAGGGCCGGTAGGTCCGATATCCCCTTGAATTCCTTGGCTTCCGGTAGGCCCGGTCGGTCCGTCGTTTCCATCGGGTCCAGGCGGTCCAGGGACAATTGACTGAGGACCGGTGGGGCCCGTCGCGCCGCGAGGTCCGGTCACGCCGACAGCAACAAGACCATCATCGTACCACTTCGTACCGTCAAAGATCCAAAGATGATTTGTGTCGGCAGTGATGTAACCATCAGCCTTGTCTGGCGAGCCAGGAAGGTTTGCGTATGTTGGAACGACACCTTGGAAATTGATGCCTTTACCGGCAGGCCCTTCAGGACCAGTTGGGCCGGTAACATTTGACGGATCTCCTTTAGGGCCGGTTGGTCCGGTGACAGAGTCGCCTTTTGGACCCATCGGTCCAGGTACGGTCGAGGCAGCGCCTTGTGGACCAGTAGGCCCGGTGGCGCCAGGAATTCCCTGCGGTCCGGTGATGATGCCAACATCAGCCCACCCAGAAGGATTAAGGCTGCTTACGCTGACATATTCAAACGTGTGACCTGTATTCGACGGTACGCTTGTACCTGTGTAGAGCAAGCCATCGCCGATAAGGAATTGTATGTCCGTTAAAGGCTTGCCTGGGCCATCAAAGTTTGCAGGAATTAAACCGTTTTGCGGCAAGCTTGATGGCGACGCATTCTGGAATGTTCCGCGAAGGTTTACAGTTTCGCCGGCTGCGCCTGTCGGGCCTTGTGGGCCAGGAATTGTTGATGCTGGACCTTGGGCGCCGGTCGGCCCTGTCGTTCCAAATGTTACTGGTCCGCTGTCATTCCACAGAGATCCGTCCCACAGATACAGATGATAGTTTGCGCGAACAACATATGCCCAGCCAACCTTTTCACCTGTTAATGGCAGATCATTAACGGTTGCGACTTCACCTTGATAAAGAAAGCCAGAATTCGGACCCGTTGGACCTTGTGGGCCTGTAATGCCGACAGATGACTTGCCGAGGTTTGTCCAACCGACAGGAACAGCGCCAATGCGCTTAATACGTCCCGCAGGAAATGGACCAATACCTTTGAACGCCCAAAGATCGCCCGTGTTCAGCGTAACGTATGCATCACCGTCGTATGCTTCCGCAGGCAATTCGTTTTCAGTATCGATAACGCCTTTGTAATTCATCGCAGCGCCGCGATCGCCAGTTGGCCCTTGTGGGCCTGAGCTTCCGGTCGGCCCGGTTATTGAATCCCCTTTTGGACCTGTAGGGCCCGTTGGTCCGTAACCAAGCGACGCAACCTGTTTTAGCTTTACCTGAACAGACGTGCCGCCTTGAACTGCTTCAATCGACTCATCACCGTTGATCGCTGTCACTAGCGGTAGTTGTGTAATCTGGACGTCGCTCATTTTATCTCACCTTGCTTAGTATTTGATGCACGCAAGCAGCTCGATGTTTTTTGGTCGCGCTTCACAAACTTGCGCGCATAAAGATCATTGCCGTTTTGCTGCGTGACACGATCAGCGCCGTCATTAGTGACGCGTGTGTCGCCTGTGCGTGTTTTTATGCCTGTAATCGGATCAACGACTGTTTGACCCTCGGTGATGCGATAGTCGTTGTTCATCGCATCCCAATTCGGTACGCGAGGGTTTCTGATCGGCACTGGATCCGCAGGTACGACAATGGTGCGCAATTGATGCTGTGGCTTGTCTTCACACGTCGCACATACCAGGAGACGCTTATTGATCAGACCTGCGCCTGCATAATCATGCTGCCAGCGAAGATCGACATGGTTATGCTGGAACCCACAGCGATCGCAGATAGCAAGCGCCTGGGGGCTTCTCGAACTAATGCGCGCATGCTTACCCTGCCTGGACGCATAGCTCATCTGTAGTACCCCGCTAATTGCGGTGTAATGTACGTGTTGCCGTCTTCAATGTTTTGCTCAGAGGCAATGTTGTAGGCTTCATCAGCCGCCTGCTTTAATGCAACCGCCTTATCTGGAGCCCAGATCATCGCCAGGCGTGCAGCAACACCAAGCGCAAATGCTTCCAAGAAATACATCGGGATAAACGGACCGCCTGCGCCCTGTAATTGAGCTGCCGGCAATTGTTTCATGTAGTAATAATTCAGCGTCAGATTGTCGTATTGCGGCGTCGGCCAAATGTAGAGCTGACCATCCAGAGGCTCTGTAACGCGTGTATCGAGCGTTTGCGTGATACGCGTATCCTTAACCTGGGTCACGCGCGTGTCGCGGTTTGGCTCAAGCAATTGATTGAACCAGTAAACCGTCGGAAAGCCTTGCTGCTTCTTATTCGGATAGCTCGCATACTCTGTCCGGCTAATCGGCATGATAATGCGATCAATCGTTGCACCGCCGCCATCAGGCTGCGAGACATATGTATCGAGTAAGCCAACAATGTCGTCAGGCAATTGATACATGCCATCGCCCTTAACGAGCGCAATAGACTTCTTCTGTATCTGCCAGAGATTGATGCCTTGCGCTGACCAGCGCGACAGCAACATATTCGTTGCCATGCGCGCAGATTCAACATGCTCTTGAACGAGCGACGATGGACGCAACCCAGCAAGCTGAAAAGCATACAGCGTTAAATCAGCAACAGATGGGTTTATCGCATTCGTCGCCATGTTGTGATCAATACTCGATAATCACAACGCCGCCACGACCAACGTAGCCGCCGCCGCCGCCTGAGTTGTTTGCTTCGCCAGCACCACCCGCGCCAGTGCCATAACCAGAGGAAGGAAAAGTGCCGCCAGCCGAACCTAAGAAAGAACTACCGCCAGCGCCACCAACAGTTTTTGCGCCTTGTGGCGTATTAACACTCAGTCCCGGCAAACCATTGCCGCCGGAAATAGCGTCAAGATTGAACATTACTGTGCTGTCAAAGCCCTCGGTTTTTGGTTGACCGCCATCTCCCGGTTTTGTGAAGCCTTTCTTAGCGCCATCTTGGACATAGCCAGTTTCGCCGCCTTTGCCGCCCTCGCAGTAAAGATACGATGACGCCTTACTCGTAAGACGGAAATAACTCTGTGTGCCATCGCCAGCATTGTTGTAATTGGAACAACCCACGCCAACCTTAAACGCATCACCAGCCTTAAACTTGTAGCCGTAGAACATTGAACGGGCATAAGCACCGCCGCCGCCGCCAGCGCCGCCGGAACCTTCGTTAGCATTTTTTGACCAGCCGCCACCAACACCGCCGCCGCCAACAACAGTCACTCGGAAATATTCGACGCCCTCTGGCAGCGTCCAATCATATTCCTTTTGAACGTAAGTGTTATTTTCAAAAACCCTGCGGTTTAAGAAGCCAACTGCGTCAGTCGTGTTAATCACGCCATTTGCGTCAACCTCTAAGCCCTTGCCGATTTGAACAATGCCGAGGCTTTCCGTTGTCGCAATCGCAGGCGTAACAACACCCTTGTTCACGTTAAGATTGTCACCCGCAATCATCAGACCAAGGTTTGACTTGTCAGCCGTCTTAACGCTGATGACGCCCTTGCTATCTACGTCGATGTTGCCGCCAACTTGAACAACGCCAAGCTTCTTGCCCGTTGCATAGCCAATTGCATCAACAAGCGAACCAAATGCAACGCTAACAACTTCGCCAACGACATTAGTAACAAATGGCAGGAAGCCTGCTTTGATATTCGGGCCATTGGTGAAGGCCAAGTCATAGTCAAGGCTATCGTTAGAAATGCCGAGACGATACTTGCCGGTCTTATCGAGGATCGTAACCTGACCGCCGAATGTTACCTCTTCGCCAGTTGGCTTGCCATTCTCATCCATCGTTGGCTGAACGCCGCCAAGAACGAGATTGCCGTTACGGTTTTCAGCCGTATAGCTTGGAATGATCTTGCCAGTGTCATCATACTGAACGACCGCAAATGGACGGCCAGTAAATGGCTTGCCGGAGATCAGTCCGCTTGGCGACACCGTGAAATTGTCATCCGGCATAATGCCGCCGACAACACCGTCAGCCGCAATAGATGGCGGGTAGACATCAGGCTTGCCAACAATTTCTGTCCAATATGGCGCCGCAGACTCTGTGCCTAATGTGCCATCTTCTTGGATTGTCAGACCATTGCCCACCTTGATCGCGCCGAGCGTAAATGGAGAGGCAATCGGAATATCAATCGCAGCCGCATTGATCGTGCCATCTGGATCAATCGAGATATTCGTGCCGGACTTGACGCCACCAACAACAGATGAAGACGCAATAACAGGCGGGAAATATTCCGGCTTGTCCGTGACCTCATCCCAAGCAGGAGGCGTCGTGCGAACAGAAATTTCGCCAGCCTCAGTGATCGAAACACCGGGACCAGCAATCACACCGCCAAGCGTGTCATTCGTTGCAATCGCAACCGGGAACACCGCAGGCTTATCAAGAACCTCATTCCAGTAAGGCGCAGCCTGCACAGTGTTAATCGTGCCGTCTGCCTCGATATTGATACCAGCGCCTTCCTTAACGCCGCCAAGCTGTTTGTCAGATGCAATCGGAGGCGTGAACGTGGCAGGCTTGCCAGTAATGTCGTTCCATGTCGGAGCCGCGCTGCTTACGCTGATAACGCCAGAGCCGTCGATATTAACGCCCGTTCCAGCAATAACACCACCCAATGCAGACTTCGTTGCAGGAGCCACAGGGAATGTTGCAGGCTTGCCAGTGACCTCTGCCCATGTTGGTGCCGTTGCTTGCGCTGACAATGTGCCATCGGGCTGAACATTCAAACCAGCGCCGACCTTAAACCCGCCAAGCTGATCTACGCCACCGATAGCAACAGGGAATGTTGAAGGCTTGTTAGTGATCGCTGTCCAATCAACTGAACCACCACCGCCATTGGCGCTTAATACGCCGCCAGTAACCGTCAGGCCGCTACCGATAGACGTAAATGGCTTGTTGGTGATGTTGCTCCAATCGGTACCGAGCGAGCCTGTCGCTGAAATTGTGCCGTCAGAAGCAATCGTAATGTTGGTGCCTTGCTTTACACCACCCAATGTCGCGCCATTAGCAGGCGTAGGCGTGAATGTCGTTGGTTTATTCGTAATTGCAGACCAATCAACCGATCCGCCGCCGCCCGTAACATTCAATGCGCCGCCCGTGACGGTCAAACCGGTGCCGATCGTGTCAAAAGGCTTGCCAGTAACATTTGCCCAGGCAGAACCAAGCGTTCCTGTAGCGCTGATTGTACCGTCAACATCAATTGTGATGTTTGTACCGGCTTTAACAGTGCCGAGCGTGCTATTATTCTTGCCTGGAGCGCCAATATCGTCGCCGTTTAACACGACAGTTGGTCCAGGCTTGCCATTTACGGTCGTAACGGTCGCATTCGGTTGAGGACCGGCTACATTTTTGACTTCGTCGGACATTTAGAGCTCCAAATTGCAAGAAATCTGCAAAAAACGCGGTTATTTTCGATCAGTAAGTGACATTGCCGGTCTGTACGAACGTCGCGCGGAGCGATCCGTTACCGGAATTGAGAAGAATTCGTGCAAAAACGGGTGGCGGATAAACCTGCGCTTGCTGGTTTGTCGAAGCATTCACCACATTTGCGTCAGATGAATCGAACCAAACGACATTTGCTGAGTCTATTGGCGCAACAGGGTCGTTCGGGTCGTCAAATGTTTGCTGCAAGGTGTAATTTACTGTGCCGTTGACGATGATTTGGACGTTGACGTCTCCAACTGTCCATTGATCAAGGCGTACCCATTGCGAAGATGTGCCAGCCGGTGAATTCGCAGGGATGGAAATGTGTATCGGCTGCATAAATATCTCCGTGGATAAGATCGCGGGTGGATTGGAGCCCACCCGCACTCGCTATGCGAGCATCGCTGTCATCGAGCAGCGATTAGTAGTGAGACTGTTTTCCGCGAGGCGTACCAGAAGCAGCCGCAGAGAACACAGCACCGCCTGACTTGCGTGCAGGACGATCCGCGCGCGCAGCGGCTTTGCCGCCTTCGCATTTCATTTCCTTTTTGGAAACTTTACCGCCAGCTTTCTTTTTCACTTTGCCACCCTTTTTGAATGACTCTTCCTTGGACTCAGCTTCAGGAAAGTGATCTTTGCCTTTGTATTCACCCATGATCGTAATCCTTATTCAACGAAGTTAAGCGCCTGCGCATACGTGACGGAGATGTACCCAACGCCTATGCCGGAAGCAGCGCTCTTGGCGTAAACCTGCAAGTCGTTTGGCCCTGTATTCAGCCAAACCATCGCGCATATGTCCGTGCTAGCATTGATCTGCGTAACACCCGCAGCACAGATGCCATCAGTCACAAGTTCATTCGCAGCCGCTGTCACGCCAAGTGATAACTGAGATGCAAAGTCAGTCTCAGCATAAGAACTGATGGCGACGATTGTGCTGTTTGCTGGAATGACAATGTTGATTGCTTGAGCAACGCCAGTTTCAGTGATCTTGGCGACTTGCGTAAGCGTAGCATAACCGCGATTTGATACATCTACACCGACTGTTACGCCTGACGTATCACGGATGCTTCCTGCCGTGATCGGGCCAGAGAAGTGGGTTCTAGGCATTATAAACCTCCTGTGCGAGGGTTGGCCGCGCAGTCTGCACAGCGTCAGCCCGGACTGTCTGTGCGGCTAAATCCCGGGAATATTGAAGACGGGAGCATGAAATCAGAGGCTCCCGCCGTGTTTCTTAGACAGGGAAAGATCCCCAGATACTACGAAAATTGTAATACCCGAACGAATACCGCTCATATCCCTTCACTAAGAGATTATCTGAGACGAAATCGACACTCATGTCAGTTTCGAACTTTACGCGCTCCATGTACGACAGGCCGTCGATGTTGGTGAGCAAGAACCAAGCTGATGGTGACGTTAGGAAGTCTGCCGTCATGAATCCTTCTGGCAAACCACCTGCGGTCTCGACGATCGCGTTGACGTCGTTGTCCGCTGTGCCTGGGCGCAATTGCGTCTTCAAAAGACGAATAGCAGTTGGCTCAAGTGCAGGTGGAACGATCAAGCGACGACCGCGCGCAAACACCTTCAGGCCAGCCTGATCACGGAAGCCCGTACGGATGCCGATCATTGCGTTAAGCAATGTTGCTTCGTTGAGCTGAACGTCCGTTGCAGGACGGTTAGCAACAACGCCACCGTCGATCGGATGGTTGAACGAGCAAAGAGCCTGGCCGTCACCGCCAACCGCTGGGTTATAAACCGTTGCAGTGTTGAGCAAGTTTGCGCCATAGATCTCTTTCGTTTGCGCGAAAGATTCCATCAGGCCCAGGTTGGATGGAGCGAACTGACTCTTGTAGAGGTTATCGTCCACAGCCTTGCGCGTTATACTGTAGCCCAAAGCCAGTTCCGTATGCTCTTGATTATATACGAAACGCTCACCTGACGCATTGTCGAACGCTGTCTGACCGCCTTCGTTTTTCAACTGAGCGAGACCGAGGTAACGCATTTCAGCGGTACGCTCGACAGCCATTTTCGAGTCATGCTTGGTGAAGATCTTGTCGTACTGACTTGGGATCTGCTCGTACTTTCCTTCAATGCCGCGAAGGCCAGGAAGGAGCAGGTCTTTAATCTGCGAGAGATTAATTGACATGTTTCATTCTCCCCTTACGCGATGCCGGTCACAGCGCCGTTATTGCGCGTGATGACGTTGTTGAAGGCGACGATCACGCGGTTGTACGGTGTCGTCGGATCGGTGCCAGGCGCTCCGGGTGGGAACGTGTCGAGAGCAACGATGCGGAAAGGAAGAGTCGCAGCCGAACCTACGTTCTCAACATAAGCGCCGGACGTACCGGTGTTCACGTTGCCAACGCCAGCATTGAACTGGATGTTCTGACCGATCTTCGAAGCGTCAATTGCTGTCGCGCCAGCCTGTACGAGGAACTGCGCATTCGGATCGTTGATGAGGTAAGCCTCAACATCGCCGTTAGCGTCAGAGCCCGGCCAATAGCGGGACCAAACAGTGTGCTTCTGGCTGACAGAAAGATATTTGCAGCCAATGAAGATGCCAGCGATCGTGTCTGTGCCTGGCGTGCCTTGCTTAATGTAGCCATTAGCAGGCGTCACGAAGTCAACGACGTCGCCGTAGAAGATTGGAGTTGTATTGTTTGCAGCAATGCGCGCAACGACTTGCTCATAAGTCGGTGACGAACCGGTGCCGCGATATTGTAGGAACCCAAACGGCGTATTCAAGTTCGCCATGACGGATTCTCCCTATTACGGAAGACTCAGTCATCACACAGCGGGGCGAATCCTGTAGCCTAATGATAGAGCCGACAGTGCAGCTCTGGGTTTAACGCCTCACAGCGGGGAGGCGCGACAGCATTTAGCTCGTTGAAAATTATTATTAGTCCACCGAGCTGTAAAGAGCGGCAACGATGCCGCCCTTCATGTCGAATCCGATATCAATCTGGAATCGGTATCGGCGCATAACCCTTCTTAATTCGTGGCTTCGCTTGCGCATGGTCGCGCGGCAATGTGCCATCAGGCGTACCGGCAATTGCTTGCTCTTTCCAGCGTACCTGATCACGAGCGGCTTTCAGCTCTGCCTGGGTGTACTCGTCGTAGATCTCGCGCGGAATGCGCATGAGGATCGAGCCTTTCAGCATAATGGCCTCGCCATCGTAATCGCGTGGCATCATTTCTGGATGCTCTTCGAGCGGTACAGGCTGCCACCCACGCGCCTCAACGGACATCATGTTTGTTACCTGGCGCTGTTCATAGACGGACCAGGTACACCACTGATATTTCCAGCCTGGCTTCTCAATATGAGAGACGTCGAATTCGTCTTCGCTTGCATGGAACTTTAGCCCATGATCGCGGAGCTCTTGCGCGCGTCGTTTAGCCGATGCAAGCGAATCTTCTTCGCGCAATGGCGGACGCGCTGGCCCCGCTTGTTTTGGCGCGACGTTTTCATCGCTTTCGTGACGGCGCTTGAGCACCACCTTGATCTTGTCTTCTTCGCTCATTAGCTCGCCCTTTTCTTGTCGCGCATTTTGTTCGCGTAATATTGCTCATCAGTGAGGCCGGATATCTTTGCGATCTCACGCTCCTCTGCCGACAGCGTGATCGTACCTCTACGCTGACCGCCCCTGGAAACAGGCGCAGATGGCGGGGATACAGATCGACGCGCCTGGGGAGCCGATGCGCTCGACATTGGTCCATCATCGTCCTCGTAATCGTCGTCACGTTTTGCGCTGCGACGCGGTGCGCCACGCAACCCGACCTCTTCTTCGATGAAGGCAAAGTAATCAGGCGTATCGACAGTGATGCCGAGTGCTTGCGACTTGGTATGCGCCGCTTTCACAAGCAAGTCATTGCGACCCGTTGATAGGAAGTCGCGATGCGCACGAATCCACGCAGCCGACGATGGCGACATCCTCGATGCAGCATCTTCGATTGGGTCAGCAATTGGAGGAGCAACCGGTTGGACCGGACGCTTCATCTCGTTCTCTAGCGCATCCTTGCCTTTGTTGAGACGCTCCAGGTAATTCGCAGTGACCAGCATTTCTTTCTGGATCTCTGCTTCTTTCTGGTAATCGCCCATGCTCTTGGCTTCAGCCCAGGCAGCCATGAGAGACTTCTCACGTTCACTAAGCTGATTGATCGTGCCAACAATCTGGTTGTAGTTGGCGTTCTTGGCCTCTTGCGAGCTGCGCTGCGCCTCTATCTGCGCTTGATACGCACGCTGTTCTGCCTCTGCACGCAAACGCTGCGCCTCTTCTACCTGGCGCTTTTGCTCTGCGAGACTGCGTTTTAGCTCTTCGATGCCGTCTTCAGGATCAATCCCGTCATCTTCTTGCGAGACAGAGTCGGTTACTTGATCGTCGATGTTGTCTTCAGCTTCTGCCTTTGGATCAGCGTCAGCATTCTTTTCGTCAGCCATAGCGCCCTCCATCAGTAAACCGTGTCACAGTCGTTGATCAGCATTTTGATCGACGTATCTGCGACAAGACGACAGAGAACGCCGTTCACCAGCATGCTCGTTGCGGCAGCCGGTGGCAGTACGACCCAATCGTGCAGTTTGACTTCGATGCCCTGGAACCATGTTCCATCTTCATCGTGGAATGCGCTTGAACCGAGCTTTACGATAAGCCCGACCTTGCTCTGATAACGATCTTCATCGACCGTCTTGTCAGAGAGGTGAAATTTCTTGCCGCCAAGCGTCATCGTCGTCGGGCGCTGATACACAGCAACCAGGACGTTATTGTTGAAGACCTGTATGCCTGATAGATCTCCAATGTCTGCTAATAGTTTTTCTTTTGGATCGACCTCGTGCTCGATCTTTACATACGCCATTGTCCACTACTGGTTAGGATACTCGTTTACGCGCCAATCTTCTTGTTCGTGATGTGAGCTGCCTCATCCATCAGCTCCAAGGCTGTGCGCAATCCAACGATTTTTCCAGTAACGTGCCGATAATCTTCAAAAGATTTCAACAGACCTGTGGCCATCTCGTCTTTCAGGCGGTCTAGCTCATCTGCAAGAAGAACGCGCAGCTCGTTCTCGTAGACGTCAAATCTCGTAAAGCTTCCCATATGAATCCCTGCTTGTGGAAAGAGCGGATCAGAACCCCCTGCTCCGATCCGCTCCAGCTCTCGCCAGATGTCCGCCCTTAACGCGAGAGACTACTCTTAGATTGCACGCGCTTTCTGCAAGCGACCAAGTCCAGAACCAGCGCCAGCCATTACCCGTCCGCCAGCCTTGCGCATTGGAGGAGGAGCGCCTGCGCCTGGAGGCATTGGCATTCCACCTGGAGGCGGCATTGGAGGAGCACCTGCGCCTGGCGGTGGCATCATTGGCGGTGGAACAGCGCGAGGGGGAGCAGATTGCGGTGCTTGCGCAGCCGCGTCTTGTCCGCCTTGAGGCGCAGCAATGACGATATTGATATTCGTCTTGCCACTCTTTTTTCCTTTGCCTTTATGATCGCCATTGAGCGTACCGCCGAATGCGCGTTTTGCACGACCGCCACGATTCATCTTATCGTCAGCGTCATTGTCGTTCTCTTTGTCTGGGCCGTCATTCATCGTACCGCCGCAAGCACGCTTGGCGCGACCGCCGCGCTTCAACGCTTCACCGCTGTCGTTTGTGTCTTCATCAGACGCCATCGTATCGGCAATTGCTTTATCGTCGAACTCTGGATCCTTGACGTCCACAGGCTTTGTCTCTGGCGCAGCCTTCATCGGCTTAACGTCTTTCTTCGGCGTCAATGCTTTCTTGACGGCAGAGACCTTCAACGCGTCATCAGCGCCTTTCTGTAAAGACATGCTTTTTGGCGAGCCAACCTTTGTGGCGATCTTTGAAGTCTTCTCAGATGTCAGCCCATTGATTGTTGTCTTCGCTTTAATACGGCCGCCAGCTTTGCGTGCAACGCGATCGGCGCGCGCTTCGGCAGCCTTGCCTTCGACCTTGCCGCCAACATTGAATTTAGGCTTCGTTGTTGGCTGTTTGCCGGTTTTCTTATCTGCATCAAATACGCCAGCTCCATAGAAAGGCTTTTGCGAATTCGATCCGCCAGTAAGACGCGCAGCTTTTGCTCTCGCATTCTCCTGGGATTGTTTTCCTGTAATTAACGACATCGTACTTCTCCAGAGATTAAAGCGGCGTCCCGCTATCAACGCTTGCGCGCAGATCCTTTTGTTACTGGTAACGTCCACCAATCCTCGATCTCTTTCTTGCCGGTATCGACAAAGTGATCGTGGTTGTGGAATTGTTCCATGAATGTAGCTTCATCGACGCGCGGCTTAACGCGTCCACCCTTCGCAAACTGGTTCTGATCAGGAACAGAGACGGTGTCGCCATGCTTCTTTGGGTTGTAATCCCAGTAGAAGCCTTTCGAGTTGCGCGGCGCTAATTCGGCAGACACACCCTGGTTCTTTTTGCCCAGGCCGATGATCACGCCTTGCTCGCCATCTGGCGTCTTGTCATGCGGTCTAAAGTCATGCGTATCGCCATCGACAACCTTGTACCGACGACCGGTTTCTTCGTCGTGGATCCACTCTGGCTTAACATTCTTCTGACTGAACGGTACGGCAACATTGTCGCCGGCATCTAATCGCGCGCGCATGCCGTTTGGTCCGAGCCAATTAGCATTCGGATTGTGTACCGCTTTCGTTGATATGCCGGAGCTCGAATGCGTCAGATGATGGTTTGAATCACGCGCAACCAGACCTGGCACCTTGGTGTAGTCGTAGAACGTCGCCTCTGGCAGGGCATCGCGGAACGGTTTCCATACGGATGGGTGCAAGTCAGAAAGCGTGTTCAGGCGCGCGCCAAGCAATGCGCCTTTCATGTTGGCCTTGTGACTCGTACTGTTCAGCTCATCCAACAACCGTACCGCAAATGCGCGAGGTTCTTGCATCATGGCGATCGTGCGCGCCATGCTGTTACCGCGCGGCAGATTCCACTTGTAACTATCGTTCATGCCGCCTTCGAGCGCGTAGCCGCCTGACTTTTTGCCCAGGCAGTCAAGCCAGCATGGTGCGTGATGCGAGCACAGATTCATTTTGCCCCACTGCATCGCAGGAGACAGTGACAGACCCCAGGTGTCGATACCAAGGCCGCCTGGCATAATCGGTCCGAGCTCTTTGGCTGACTTTGCAAGCTTGGCGTTTTGCGTCAGCAAATCAATTGGCTCGCCATCCTTCTTGCCGATGTATGGGAGAAGCTTATCGAGCGCAGCCTTGCTGTTAATCGCACGATCCATGCGACTCATATTCAGATGCTCTTTGACAGCGTCACGGAAATTGCCGGCGAGCGTCGATGGCGTCTGAATCCTGGCAGGCTCATTCATACGATCAAAGAACAACGCGCTTTCTGGAATATCCGTATAGCCATTGCCGCCCAGGATATGGCGGATCGTTGGCGTATCAATCTCGTTGGGGCGTATGATCTTTGGCGCAACAGGCTTGAACGCTTCGCCGACCTTTGTTGTATCAGCAACCGCATTGGCAGCTTTGGCTGCATCAGCAACAGCATCAGCGCCCTTGAGAGCCTTAGCGCCCTTGGCGACTTTGGCAGCCACACCGCCTGCGCCAGGCACAAGCGCGCCCATCGCCTGGAAGCCAGCGTCAGCGTAATTGCCCTTGCGGATATTGTCGTATAGCGACGGATTATAACCGCCTTCGCCATCTGGCATTGCGCCGAGCGCGTCTTGTACGCCGCCAGCATTCGTCATTCCGTAACCCGTAAGAGCCGCCTTGGTTGCGGTCTTAGCGCCAGCGTCAGGATCGTATTGCGGCACCTGTTTCTCACCCGTATTGAGCTCTTGCTGCACGAATGAATGCGCGTCGGGTTGCGGACGGTTTGCGATATCGAGTGCTTCGTTGATGTGCTCTTGCGGATTGTCGCGCGCCATGATCGGAAGGTCGTTGGCGTACTTCTTATGCGACTCTTCTGGCGCAGGCATATCGTCTGGCGCGAACGACACTTCACCGTCTACTGCGCCATTCGTTGCATAGCCGCGTCTTGGAACAGCGCCGCCATCAGCGCGATAATGGATGTCTGCCGGATCAGCAAAGTGCTCGGTCTTTTTGTTGCGCTCATACGGCGTTAATGGGATCGTCAGGTATGGATGGTTCTCATCCAGACGACGCTCTTCCATCGTCATCTTTTGACGCAGTTGCGTATTGCGCGACTGTGCCTCGCCGCCATTAAGCAGGTAGGTCATTACCTGGCTGTATGTTTTATTGGGCTCTGAACCAGTCTTGTCTGACTTATTCCAGCGTTCCCAGTGAGGACTCGTTGCAGGATTCTCGCCGGCATTCTTCCAGTTGTCGCCCTTGCCTTGCCAATCTTCGTGCTTTTGGATGTGATGCTGGATCTCATGCAGAAGCGTCGTCAGGCCTTCATTCGGCGACATACCGACAGCCTTTTTCAGCGCAATGACATTCTCTCTTGTGCCATCGGGCTTTGGGTAAGACTCATGGTGATACGCGCCGCGCGCGCTTGGATCGAGCAGCTTCTGACGTCCGCTGCTTTTGTTTGGCGGATCAATATAGACGAGCGTGTCTTTAAGATGCGGATAGGCGTCATACAGCTCTGGATGATCGAGCATCGTATGAAGCGGAGCCATGAAGCCAGACTTGTTTGCTCTGTCTTCCAGATAACGACGCAGCGCAGGTTCTGAGACATTCGGGTTCTGGGTTTGCAACGACGGGAGATCAGCCTCAATCGAATGCGCCAGGCCTGCTTTCGGGTTGTACTTCGCCGTGTTGTCAGCAATCTCAAACGCCCAATCAGGTTTGCCGTCTGGACCCCAGGCATGCCAGCCGGTATCGCGCGTGATCTTGTCCATATAGGCAGGCTTCTCTTGTATCTGCCCTTCAAACAAATCACCGTATGGCTTTGGCTTTGTTGTGCCCGTCGCCATCTCTTGCGCGCGCTTTAATGCATCGAGGTCTGCCGTCTTTGCACGTTGGCCGGCGAACATGCCGATTGCGCCATCGGGCACCTTGTTAAACGCCGTACCTGAACCAAGGCCCATCATCGAGATGCCGACGGCATCCTTCACTGCCTGGTCAGATGCACCAACGCCTCTACCGCCGCTTGGATCATACTCGCCACGCAACGCCTCTCCAGGCTTCTTGACCTGATCCCACATGCCATTGGCAATATCGCCAGCCATGCCTGCGCCCATTGCGCCGTAGCGTTTCATCGGCTCTTCGCGCGGATCATGCGCGATGGCGTAGAGATCTGTGCCGTTGTCTGGCTTTGGATAATGCTCTTCGATGGATCTGCGCTCTGGGGCTGGCGCAAACTCTACTGACTCGCCAAGCGCACCGTTGTTCTTGTCACGCGGATCAAGATCGTCACTGCCGCCATCAGCAAAACCGATGCGTCCGCCTCTGCTTGCAAAATCTATCGCATCAGCAATGTCTGAACCGCTATCAGCGACGTCAACGCTATCGCCGCCATCATCAATCACATCACTCGCGTCTGATGAGTCCAAGCCATCAGGCTTGCGTACAGGCAGATCTGACTCAGGCGTCATGCCGCGCGATGGCAGATCTCCGCCAGACGGCACATTGCCCTTCATCCTGTCGATATCGGCAGGACGCGGCGGCGGCATCGGCACGCGACCAGCGGCGGCATCAGCTTTAGCGGCCAATGCTTCTAGGTCGTCAGGGCGCTGCATCGGGCCCTTGGCTGCGATCTGATCAATGCGGTTATCAGACACGCCGTTTGGCGTACCGCTATTGTAGTCGTAGTTGGACATCGACTTTTCCCACTGACCAGGCGGGAAAGGATTGCCGTTGTTTACGCGCTGAGTAATAGCGTCGCTGTAGGCAAGGCGCTGCGGCATAGAAGCAGCAAGGTTTTTTGGCTTCTCCCATTCAGCGCCGACAAGTGCTGTGGCCTGATGCGGATCTGTCGCTTGCTGGATCTGGTTATCAGCGCGCGCAATGACGGGGTTATTGGTACGCTCTTCGTTGAAGAATTGATTTTGCGCCTGGGGCAGCTTCCATGCTGGACCGTCAGAGTTGTTGAAATTGGCATTCGAATAGTTGATCAGGTCTTGCTTGCGCGGACCATCCCATTGTCCCTGGCCGATTGCCGGTCCGTTATTCTGCGCCTGGCCAAAGTTAAGGCCCGTTGGTGATTGTGCTTCTTTCGAGAAGTTGGCCGCATAACCATTGGCGGCATTGGGCGTCATGTTGCCGGAGTTAAGCTTGTCGTAATAGACCTGCATGCTATTCGTGAAATCGTAATTCTTCGGTATCCCATTTGGGCCCGTCGAAATCGGCGTCATGTTAGCGAGCTGGTCGATGTTATGCGGCGCAACGCCACCGCGTTTCATATGATGCTGAACAACATGCAGCGCATCGAGGATTGCCTGGTGATGATGCGCAGGTATCGGTCCGCCATTAGCGTAACCGTTCGCCAAACCTGACAGGAAGCCAGACATATTCGCCTGCCCTGTCAAGTTAGACTCGTCCAAGAGATTGCCCTGGCTGGCTAGGTCCGTGCTGTAATCACCAAAGCTTGGCGACTCCATACGCGTACCGCCTACTGGACCTGCAACATTGTTGCGCATGGCTTGCGAGTTATGGCTGGAAGACATGCTCCCACCATTCAAGCCACCAAATCCAAATAAGCCGCCAGAGCCTGACATCACGCCACCTCTTCGCCTTTAGGCCAATTAACCAGGCTGACCGCTGCGCTGTAGATGTCGGAGTAAACGACTTCACCGCTTGGCAGGCGTGCAAGGAATTGCTGCGTCACTGGACCGCGTGCAGGCGCAAACCAATAGATTGCGCCGCTTGCATTGCCGCCATTCCAGGCCTGGTAATAACGGAAGCGAACAACGTCGATCCAGAAAGCGCGCGCATTCTGATACTCATCGTACTTGCGCTCGAACTCTACGCGCTGATCGCCATAGGCAACGCTCGGCGGTATGCACTGATCGAACACAAACGCAGGCTCATTCTCGTAAACGCTGCCAATTTGTTGAACATCGCCCCAACCTATCGGCGGATCCATGACGACAACCTTGGTGTCGCCCCACCATTTGCCAGGCGATGGATAATCATCACGATACTCGGCAATGCCAAAGCCTTCGCGATATTCATAGAACCAGCTATCGCGCCAGGAATACGATCCGTCTTTGGCGACGTCGTACTCTTTGTAGCACATCGCCTTTTTCTCGGCGTCGTAGAAGATCTCGGCATAGAGATGCGGCGTCTCAGGCTTGATGCCCGTGTAGTAGTAAGTGATCTTGCCGCCGTGCGTGAATAGCGGCCAGTAATCCTTCATGCTGACAGTTGCAGTCATCACGCTGTTTCCTTCTGCGCGAGGTAGTCAGCGACGCTGATCTTGAGCGACTCAGTTGAGGCGCGCGACAAAAACATCTCGTTCTTTTCCTGCTCGTTGAACTCGATGACCTTTGCGTCGGAGCGTTCCCATGTCGTGAACGTGCCATCAGGATTCTGGATAATGAATGCTACGCCGACCGGACCAAGGTTCTCGGCCATCCAATATCGTGCGCCGCTGATTTTCGTTCCCCACTTCTGGGCATACGAGAAGACCAAGACATTCTTGTACTCAATACCGTGCCACGTCGTGAACGTCGGCAGGAACTCTTCATACACAACCGTCTGCTCGGCAGATGCGATCGTGAAAGGCTGACACTGCCAAGGATCTGTTTCGACCTTGTTGTAGTAATTGCCAGGCACATATTCGACATTGCCCCAGCCAATTGGCGGATCCATCACAATGATACGACCATCTGGATAGTCATCACGCCACTCAGCAACGCCGAAGGCTGTGCGGATCTGCATGAACCATTTGTTGAGGAACTGCGCATCAGCGGAGTAATTCTCCTGCGCCATCGAGCTGTGGTTGCTGTCGAAATAAAAATTCGTGGTGTAGGGAGCGACAGCGCCATCCTTGGTTGAATACTGGAACTGCCTCAGACCGGTAAAAAAGAACGGCCAAAAATTGCCAATGTAAATCTGCATCGGATCTGCCTTATCGCTCATGCCGCAACCCCTTCCATCTCTGCTTGTTTGTCGAACAGCACATTGACGACTGTTCGATATTTTGCTGCACGCGGTGATGCGCCTGCATGCAATCGGTCTGATCTGAAAAGGATCGCCCTGTTCTTTTTCGGGCTTATGCGATGCGCCAGCTTCAATGGCTCATCAGTGAAATCACGCTCTTCAAACAGAAACGTGTCGCCATCCGCGTCGTTGGCGTAATACAGCAATGTCTCTGCCGGTGTTTTCAGATCTGGATGCGGAAAATGATGATCATCGACGCCGACAGTTGCATCTTGCATCACCATATTCGCTTTCATGCGAACGAGTTGTGACGCGAATCTCTTGCCCGTCTTCTCTTCAAGCGCGTCAATCAGCGGCTTGAACTTGGCGAAATAGTTCGAGATGCCTTTGTTCTGATAATGCCACAGCATATGCGAAAACTGTGGGCGATCGTTGCAGCCATACTCTGGATGCGTCTCAATATCCTGTTTTGAGCATGTCCCGAAATTCAGAAAATACCATTGGAAATCATAGCCGGTGAGAAGCGACTCAAGCTCATCGGCCTGAGACGCTGGGAGGAAATCGTCCATGACGATCATCACTCACCCTCGTTGGGATATGCCGGTGTTGTACCAGGGACAGGTGCTTCTTGACCTTCAAGACGCTGCAACATGCCCTTGTCGAGATATTGGTTTGCAACCTGCTCGCCACCTGGCGTTGCTGCAATCTTCTCTGCGAGCTGAACAGCGGCAATGCGCTCTTTGCTTTCACGGTCACGCTGACGGTTTGTGGCGTCAATGATCGCAGCTTGATGCTTGGCGATCGTTTCCAGATTCTGCGCATGCAACGTCGCATGCTGAGACTGCATGTCGTTGTCACTGTTAAGGCGGTTTGCATGCAGCTCGGCCATCTTGAGCTGGGCCTCACGCTGATGCGTCTCGCCTTCCATCTGCAATTCAGCCATCTTGGCCTGGAGCTCTTGCTGCTTCAGTTGCAATTCAGCCATTGCGACAGGATCAGGCTGCCCACCTGGTTGCGGTGCGCCATCCTTCTGCGCCTTCAGCATATGAGCCTGCGCCGTCATGCTCTTGGCGTCGGCTTCCTGCTTCTGGATCTTGAGCATCGCAACCTGCGCCTGCATCTCTGGCGGCGGCTGATCGCGCTTTTCTTCCGGCTGCATGAATTGTTCTGGATTGCTCCAGCCCATTGCCTTTAACGCAGCAATGTCGATTGCCACCGGGTCGTAGAGAGAAGGATTGCCGGCCTGCAATTCTTTCAGCGCGAGGACTTTCATCTGACGCTGTAGTTGGCTCGCCGTGTTTGGATCAGCTTGCGGTACGAGCTCATATGTGTTGATCGCACGGATAAACTCTTGTTCTGTCCATTTGCGCGCCGGACTCGACTGATCGTGCATGAACGACTCAGGATGCTCGCGGAACGTGCGAACCAGCAAACGGAATTCATCAGCCTGGGCGCGATGCAGACGCTTATGAACGCTGTTCATCACCTTGGTTGATTGATCAATCATCGCCAGCGTCGTGCCAACAGGCGCATCCTGCCTGCCTTCGCCCACAGCCATCTCTGCCGTACCGCCTACGCGCTGTCCTGTTTCAACCATCGCTTGTACGAGGTTAAACATGGCCGGCCCTGGCTCTTTATACGGGAGCGGCATCACAGCCTGGCTGATCGGTGCGCCGCCAGTGCGAACCATCGCAGCGCCGCCAGGCGGTACACGAAACTGATTTGTTTGCTGGCGCGCGCCGCTATCTGCAATCAGAAAGCCTGGGAAATTCGCAAACATGCCGGCGTCGAGCATCTCGCGCCACATTGCTGTTACTGCTTGCGTCGTGTTGCCCAGTATATGGAGGAGACCAATATCGTAAAAACCCAGACCGGGAACAAAGCTGTATTTGACAAAATTCTTGCGTGCTCTTGGAAGGACATCGCCTGCTTCGCCCGTCGGCTCATCATAATTCCTGACAATGGAAAGGATCTCACGGCTGGAGACGTCGATCGTGACGCGGTACGGGATCTCTAGCCCGGTTTCTTTGCCCTTGTGCTTGTGCTCGAAGCCAAGGATATCGAGCTCGCAATAGCATTCGTAGATCTCACGATCTCTGTCCTCTGGGTTCATTGCATCTGGCGCAATGCCTTGGACGTTAGCTTTTTCTTGCTGAACACTATCCTGGTCTGACTGCATCGGCGTAGTCAGATCGACGTCGCGATAAACGCCGAGGATCTGCAATCTCTTCACAGTGCTTGGACGCATAAACACACGATGCGTGACGCGCCTGGCGTCTTCCAGCGTCGTTGCCGCGTTATTGACGATCAGGTCATTGGCATCGACTGACTCAGAAACAGGACGATTGCGCAGCGGACAAAAGTAAACCTTCTTGAAGCTTGTGCCGCCAAAGCCAAGCATGAACAGCATGCGATCCGTATCTGGATAATACTCTGTCGCCGTGTCGGTCAGGTAATGGTTGAGATCGTCCTCAAGATCTGTGGCGAGCTCATCGTTCTCGATTGTTGAGCCGCCTGCATAGTCTACGCGGATCTTTACCGGACCGTCAGTCGGCAGCAATTCAGATCGAGCATTCGATTGAAAGCGCAACACCGCTTCTAGCAAGAGCGGATGACGGACCTTGGACATGCCTTCGATCGGTGCGCCGTCGCCAGATCCCTGGCCTGTTTGGCTATCGAGCTTTAAGCCAAGGAGTCGGATGCCTTGCGCGCGGTCGTCGACCCAATCGCGTCGGCTATCCAGGTCGTCTTCAATGCCGCGTAGGAGATCGTTGGCGATGCGTGACAGCTCGTTGCCGTCAATGTCCTCAACAAGGTTTGCGAACCACTCAGCGGCTTTCTCTGCCGTATCGTCTTCATAGACAGGCTTGCCGTCGAGGCTAATCGTGATTGAGCCATCGGGATGCTCAACGCGCAGAAGAGGCTTGCCTTCGAAATCGGGAAGATCATCGTTCGCCGCACTATCTTGCGGAGCATCGTCGATCTTTGTACCGCCAAGGGCGAGATCACCAAGACCGTTTGATGCTGGTAAGCTATGCTTCAGACCAGGCGTTAAAGACATTCATCATTGTGGCTCGATACGCAGGCACGCTGTGACAATGCCGCACTGTACTGTCAGTCACCTGGCAGAGCAACGAAGCGATTAGACTATACTGGGTACAACGGCGGTGGCGGCTTACCAGAATGCGATCGCATGATATCGAGCATGTTTGTGTGCTCTTTGCCGCGCATAAGGACTCCGCTCTTGCGCGCCCAGGTCAGCGCCTGACTCACCGTATCGACCAGGTCATCATGTTTGGCTTTCGGAAAGCTTGCCACCTGATTGATTGTGACGTCGGCCCAGGGACGATCTGGTGCAGAGATCAG